TTTTTTCTTCCACGATTTTTCCAATGCAGTTAATTGATGTGCATAGGGTTTAGTTTTAAATTTATAATTCATAACAGTTCTTCTTTCTGGTTGACATCCTACATTATCTAGAATAGAAGTCAAGCATGAAAGAAAAAACAATAAAATATGAAGAAATTAGTAATAAAATAAAGTCTCCTAAAGTTTTTGTTATACAGGAGATTCCAGGTACAAAAGAAGGGCGTCCTAAAATTAATATAATGGGAGCTCAAAAATTTGGTGAAATAAAAGTCTTATTAAAAGAAGACTCACAAATTATATTTTCTCCTGGTCCAGTAATATTTGCTTTAAGAAAAAAGTTAAAAGATTTTACTAAAGATGATTTTTTATTACTAACAGGTGATCCGGCGATAATTGGAATTGCATGTTCAGTTGTATCTGATATAACTAACGGTAAGTACAATTTATTGAAATGGGATCGACAAGAAAGAATATACTATTCAATAAAAGTTAACTTATACGAGAAAGGTGAAATAGAAGATGATTAAAGAACAGAAATTTGGTGGTCCGTCAGCGGATTTATCAAAACAATTTGAAGCACATTCCCCACAACAAGTAAATGAATTGGAAGGTGTAAGAAGTTTATCTAATTATGTAGTCGAGCTGCAAAAATTAGAGGATGAAATTAAAATCATGGAAGAAAAATTAAAACAAAAAAAAGAAGCTGCTGATAAAATATCAGAGCAAGTCATTCCCGAAATTATGGGAGAGATGAAATTAAAATCCATGAAACTAGAAGATCAATCTTCTATTGAAGTAAAAGAAATTTATGGTGCCTCAATTCCTCTTGATAAAAGAGAAGGCGCATACAAATGGCTTCGAGACAATGACCTGGGTGACCTTATTAAAAATGAGATCACTGTTTCCTTTGGTCGTGGCGAAGATAACAAGGCTAACAATTATGCTAGTCTTGCTGAGAGTAACGGTTACCAACCTTCACAAAAAATGAAAGTTGAACCCATGACTCTTAAAGCACTGTACAGAGAGCGAGTTGAAAAACAATTAGACTTGCCTTCTGAACATTTTAACCTGTTTAAGGGAAACAAAACAAAAATAACAAGGAACAAATAACATGACACAAGAAACAAGCGACTTAACAGTCAAAAAAGAAGGTGCGTTAGCGACTCTAAACTTTGAAGAACATGCTGGAAAAGGTTTAGAAAACATAGATAAGGATGATTTAGCTTTACCGTTTTTAAAACTACTACAAAGTGGTTCTTATGAAACGAAAAAGAAACATGCTAAATATGTTGATGGTGCAGCAGCCGGAATGTTTTACAATACAGTTACTAAAAAACTGTATGATGGAGAAAAAGGTATTAATGTAATACCTTGTTTCTACAAAATGACATATCCAGAATGGGCGCCATTTGATAGGAGTGAAGGTAGACCTGTTCACCCTGATAGAGGGCCAGAAATTATGGCTCAAACTACTAAGAATGGTACTAAAGATGTATTGTCTAATGGTAATGAAATTATCAAAACGGCAAATCATTTTGTTATTCTTGTGGGTGAAAAACCAGAAAAGGCTTTGATGCCTTTGAAAACTACTCAGTTAAAAACTAGTAGAGGTTGGAACTCATTAATGGATAATGAAGTTATCGTTCAACAAGGAACAGGAAAGTCTATACCAGCTCCAGCATTCTCTCGGATTTATCACGTTAAATCTGTAGAAAATTCTGGTAATTTCACTTGGCATGGAATGACAGTTTCCTTAGTCAAACCTGTAGATAACGCAGAAATCTTTAGTATGGCAGTTGAGTTTAATGCTGCTTTACAAAAAAGTAATATAGCTGCAGCTTCGGTTGAAACTAACAAAGTAGAATCTAATTACTAGATTCCTCTAACGAGGACAGGGACAGTGAAGCTAGCGTGGAGCTGTCCCGACCCGGGATCGCTATGGAAAATGAATTTATAAAGCTGTTTACTGGCTATGGTGGAGACTTTGGCATTGCGGATATGTCAAGGACCGAAATAGATGCTGGTAAAAATAAAATAAAACCAGGTTATGAATGGGCTGGTCGTCCCCTTACCATTAATGACTACAAAGATCACTTACAAGGTAAAATTTCTATTGGAGTTCAACCATGTAGATTAAATAAAACAGCTCAGTTTGGCTGTATAGATATTGATCCTCCAAATTATGGAAACTTTAAGGTAGAAAAATATCTATCTTTGTTTCAACAATTTAAATTACCCTTAATACCAATCCTCTCAAAAAGCGGCGGATTGCATTGTTATATTTTTTTAAAAGAAGCTATCCCTGCGATTGATTTAATCGATGCATTAAAAGCTTTTCTGTTACCGCTAGGTTTGAAGCCTACCACAGAAATTTTTCCTAAACAGAAAGAATTAAAAGAAGATGACAAAGGAGAAATTAAACCAGGTAACTTTATTAATTTACCATACTATAACAATGGTGAGTCTACTAGATATGCAATCGACAAAAACGCAAATAAATTATCTTTAAAAGAATTTATTGACATAGCACTTAGCTCGCAAGTTGCTAAAAAAGATCTACACACATTAGTTGAAGATACTCATGCAAACATATTAATGGGAACTGATCCAGAGTTTGAAGATGGTCCACCTTGTTTAGCTTTATGTTCTAAATCTAAATTAGATGATGGCCGAGATAGATTCATGTATAACTACATGGTATTTGCTAAAAAGAAATATAAAGATAAATGGCCTGACCAGGTTATGGCAGCTAACATCAAGTATCTAGAAACTCCATGGGATAAGTCTCATTTAGATTTAAAAATAAAAGCGTGGAAAGGGGACACTGCTGGTCACACTTGCTATGAAGAACCTATTAAAGATAAATGTATGCGTAGCTTATGTTATTCTAAACCTTTTGGAATAGCGTCTGATGGTGTCTCAGCATTTCCAGATATTACAAATTTTCAAATAATAAAATACCAAGAACCTGAATATAGATTTCAAGTTGTTATGCCAAATGATGACAAAGTAGAAGTAATGGTTCCAAATACAAAATTAATGACTACACAAAAAGAAGTATTGAATTTAATTTGGGAACAAACAGGTATTTATTTTGAACCTCTAAAACCAAAAGACTATCGAGCTAAATTAAATGAATGGCGTGGACCTGGATGTGAAACAATATATCCACCTAAAGGAACACAAATTGCAGATAGATTAAAAGATGAATTGTATCAGTATTGTATTAATGGGCCTCAAGCTAAACAAAGAAGTCAAATTAAAAACGGTGCATGTTATACAGATAAAGGACACCATCATTTTAAATTTACATCGTTTATTGAACACCTTGGAAACAATTGGAAGATTCCACAGGAAAGAATTGCAAGACAATTAGAAAAAGAATGCAGCGTAGAATTTAATTGTTCTCTAAATATAGATGGCAAAACTGAAAAAGTCTGTCGAAGTCCACAACTCCACGTAGACAAGATAGCATATAAACCTGTGGAGAGGAAAGAGAGTAACTACTAATGAAAAAATATAAAGTAATAGGTCCTCCAGGTACTGGAAAGACAAGAAGTTTATTACAAACAGTACAGAAATATGTAGATGAAGGCATTCCCTTAAAAAATATAGGTTATTTTGCTTTTACTAGAAAAGCAGCTAATGAAGCAAGAGAACGATTTTTAAAAGTAAATACTCATCTAACAAAAAAAGATATACCTTATTTTCAAACACTTCATTCATTTGCTTTTAATCAATTAGGTTTAAAAGAAGAAAATGTAATGCAGGAAGAACACTATAAAAAAATAGGCGAAACTTCTGGAATTCAAATTAAATATGCCAGCCATGAAACAAATCAATGGAATGGAATCTTTTCATCTGACAGTGAATATTTAAGTTTAATTAACTTAGCTAGAGTTAGACAAATTACTCCAATTGAACAGTTTGATCGTAATGAACATTTAACTTGGGTAGAACGATTTAAACTTGATGCTATCGCTAAAGAAATTGAAAGTTTTAAAACTACTTATGGTTTAATAGATTTTAATGATATGATTGAAAAGTTTTTAAAAGCTGAAGACACTAAAGGTTTTCAAGTCATTATTGTCGATGAAGCTCAGGATTTATCTAAGCTGCAATGGGACATGTTAGATAAAATAATGAGAGACAGTGCGTCTGCTAATCCTAGAGTATGGATTGCTGGAGATGATGATCAAGCTATTTTTGGATGGGCGGGTGCTGATGTTAAATCATTTCAATTATGGCAAGGAAGTGAGGTTAGATTAACTAAATCTCAAAGAGTACCAATTGATATACAAACAAAAGCTTTAGATATTATTACAAGGGTAGGTGTTAATAGAATTCAAAAAGATTATTTACCCAAACAAGAACGTGGTGAAGTAATTGAAAGGTTTAAATTATCTGACATTGATATGAACAAAGGAGACTGGTTAATTTTAACAAGGACTAACTCATTACTAAAACCTATTCTTCCTTTTTTAAAACGTCAGGGTTTATTTTTTCAAACTGCACAAGGTAATAGTATTGGCAAATCTTTACATGAAGATATACAAGTATGGAATAAAATGAGAAATGACGAAGAAGTTCCAGAGATACAATCAAAAAGAGTTTTAGAGAGAATGAATGAAGAGGACCTTACTCTTCCTTGGCAAAAAGCTTTTACTAAAGTTTCTCCAACGCAACTAGAATATCTTGATGCAATGCTTACCAATGGCGAAGATCTAACTACAGATCCAAGAATAAAAGTTTCTACTATTCATGGAGCTAAGGGAGGAGAAGCAACTAATGTAGTTTTATTTTTAAATCAAACCACCAATACATTAAAAGGTGCTCAAAAATCACCTGAAAAACAAGATGAGGAGTATAGAGTTTGGTATGTTGGTGCAACTAGAAGTTCTCAAAATCTTTATTTAATTAAATCAAACAATAAATCCAAGGAGTTTAAGATATGAAAAAAAATAGAATGTCCGATGACACGCCAGAACCAGAAAATCCTTACTTAAAACAAGTAGAAGGATCCCACTATATGTATATGGAAATACAACCTGCAGAATTTATAAATGCAAATAAAATACTTTTTGCGGAAGGTTCAGTTATTAAATATGTCTGTAGGCACACTGAAAAAGGTGGGGTAAAAGATATAGATAAAGCAATACATTACTTAGAAATGATTAAACAAAGGGACTATCAATAATGGCTTATTTAAATGCAAACATACCGGTAATAGAATGCTGCGTTAGAGGAAATTATCTTAGAGATCAAAAAGATTCTCACGATAAATATTTTGAAGTAGGAGTATTTGGTTTTAGTTCTATTCCAAACAGAGTACCTATGTTTCATTTTTTAATGGAAGATGGTGGGTTATGGTGGCGAGCACCTATATCAGCTTTCTGTACAAAACCAGGTGTAAAAGAATTACCATTAGATGAATTAGTTATGTGGGATAGTTTTAGTTATAATGTCAGTGTTACAACTTTCTATGAATTAGCTGGAGCAACTATGCAATATACATCAAGACGTAAGATAAAACGTAAGGGTAAATATCTTTTTACAATAGATTGGTGCGCAGGCGACTTTAATGAATTAAATTTTGGTTATGCTGAAAAACCAGATCAACATAAGTGTGGTCATGTACTTGAATTAGAAGATGGTAATTTTGCTATACAGCCTAATAATAGACTTAAAATGTTTGATGCGTCCATGGGAGTTGATCCAAGCAAAAATTTAATTAATAGATTAGTAAGCAGCAAAATATATTCAGTAGAAAATTCAGCTAAATGGATTACCGACGAACATGAAAAAGGTAGCTATGATTATAAACTTAAAAATTTAAAGGAGGATAAGTAATGAAACCACTTATATTTAAGGCACAAACAGAATGGGTAAAACCAACAGAGTTTCCAGATCTTAGACAAGCTGAGACTATTGCAATTGATTTAGAAACATGTGATCCAGATTTAAAAACAATGGGGTCAGGTGCTGTTGTAGGTCGTGGTAAAGTTGTAGGGATAGCTGTAGCTGTAGATGGTTACTCTGGGTATTTTCCGTTTGATCATGAAGGTGGTGGTAACCTTGAAAAAAGTAAAGTAATTCAATGGTTTACAGACCTTTGTGAGTCTCCAGCAATTAAAGTTTTTCACAACGCTATGTATGATGTGTGCTGGATTAGGTCCATGGGAATAAAAATTAACGGACAAATTGTTGACACCATGATTGCAGCATCGCTAGTAAATGAAAATAGATTTAGATTTGATCTTAATAGTTTAGGTTGGGATTATTGTGGCCAAGGTAAAAATGAAACAGAATTAAATCAGGTAGCAAAAGAATGGGGATTAGATCCTAAAGCTGACATGTGGAAGTTACCTTCTATGTATGTTGGTAACTATGCTGAACGTGATGCAGAACTTACATTAAATTTATGGAAAGTAATGCAGAAGGAACTAATTGACCAGGACCTAGGATCTATTTTTGAATTAGAGACAGATTTATTTCCTTGCCTGGTTGATATGAAATTTAAGGGAGTACGTGTAGACGTTGAAGCAGCTCATAAATTGAAGCAACAGTTAGCATCACAAGAAGAAATATTACTCCAAAAAGTAAAAACAGAAACAGGAATAGACACTCAAATATGGGCAGCACGGTCGATTGCCAAAGTTTTTGATAAGCTTGGGTTAGAGTATGAAAGAACTTTAAAAACACAAGCACCTAGTTTTACTAAAAATTTTCTTTCGAGTCATAAAAATCCTACGGTTAATCTTATAGCAAAAGCTAGAGAAATTAACAAGGCTCATACAACTTTTATAGATACAATTATAAAACATGAATACAACGGCCGTATTCATGCAGATATAAATCAGATTAGATCAGATAGTGGAGGAACTGTAACAGGAAGATTCTCTTATTCTAATCCTAATTTACAACAAATTCCTGCTCGCAACAAAGATTTAGGTCCATTGATTCGATCCCTCTTTATACCTGAGTCTGGTTGCGATTGGGGATGTTTTGACTACTCACAACAAGAACCAAGATTAGTAGTTCACTATGCATCCCTGGATCAAGATACCAGCGTCTTTAATGTTAAAGATGCTTATGATGACGGCAATGCAGATTTTCATACTATTGTTGCAGAAATGGCTGAGATACCAAGAGACCAAGCTAAAACAATTAACTTAGGATTGTTTTATGGTATGGGTAAAGCTAAACTACAAGCTGAACTAGGTGTATCAAAAGACAAAGCTGAAGAATTATTTTCAATTTATCATGAGAGAGTTCCGTTTGTAAAAAGTTTGACAAGGTCTGTATCTAACAGAGCGCAGCAACGGGGACAGATTAGAACTTTACTTGGTAGATTATGTAGGTTTCACCTATGGGAACCAAATAGTTTTGGTATGCATAAGGCATTACCCTTTGATCAAGCTGTCCAAGAACATGGACCAGGCATCAAGCGAGCTTATACTTACAAAGCTTTAAATAAATTAATTCAGGGTAGTGCAGCAGACATGACTAAAAAATCTATGCTGGAATTATATAAGGAAGGCATTGTAGCACATATACAAATTCATGATGAACTTGATATATCCGTAGAAGATGATAAACAAGCTAAGAAGATTGTAGAAATAATGGAATCTGCAGTTGACTTGGAGATACCAAACAAGGTAGACTACGAGAAGGGTAAAAATTGGGGTGATATACATTAAGGGGGATATATGGATAAAATTAAACAATTAGTGACACATTTTGCTACAGAGCATAAAGTTGTTTCTATAATAGTTATCGTAGTTATCGTTGCATTATTAATTTTATAGTATGAAACGAGACCGCAATGAATATAGCAGAACTGTTCAAAAAAAATTTTATATTAGTACCGGTAATAGCTTCTGTATTAGTTGGAACGTTCACTGGTGTTAGATATATTGTTAATCTAACAGACACAATCAACGACAATCAAACTCAAATAGTAAATCTTCAAAGAGATTTAAAAGTTGCACAAGAAAAAATTACAGATCAAAACACAAGACTAACTTCTGCAGAATCTACGTGGCAGATGGCAGAAAATTTATACAGACAATTAGCAGATCAAGTTAGAGAACACAGCTACGACATTAAGGATTTAAACAGGTAATGTATGGAGATTCTCAGGATGGATTACAGATTTACAGCAATACTTATAATTATGCTTACTCTACTAGCTTTGTTTGGTGGACCTGCACATAGTAGAAACGAATATCTTAACGAATATGGTGCAAGATGTGGTGACATGGAAGTTAGAACAGAAAGACGTGATACTGATTATAATTACTCAGACAACAGCACTAACGAACAACAATATTTAAGTTTCACATACAGAAAATATTTAGGTGTAG